AGGAACATAATTAAGGAAACAAGAGATAGGTAGCCCACGACTGGTTCCCCCGTTACTAAGTATAGGAGTGCTAAACATGAACCAACGAGAGGAACTGTAGTTGTAAAGTCTTTGAGCCAATTCAAAATCTGTTTCACCTTTGAAGGTTGCCCCATAGACTGAGGCTCTTGCGAGTGCTTCTTGTGCATGTGTTTCTCCTTCCCAAAAATATCTATCTTTGAGTGTATCTAGACTAAACCTATCAAACTCTTTTTCTTTATCGTAGTCTATTTCAATTCCTAAGTAAGGCTTAGTTCCTATTTTATCATCAACCATTTTTGTCTTCTCCTAAATGATACTTCGTATCTTCTAAAGCTATTGCTATTATAGCATAATGTATTATTTTTAGCAAGTCCATTTCTGCATCTGTTCCTTCTTTTTTACCACACCTCATAGCATACTTCATAATGTTACCCATACAAAAACCTTCTCCATGTCCTGCATCTATTATCATATCGGTAGCCTGATACTTTCCTTGTGCATAATGTCTTTCGTATGTACCATCAACATATCTTTGTATCTGTTGTATGATATTATCTTCATTGAATTTATATTTCATTTCCATTCCTCTGGTAATGTTTCTTCACTATACCATGTAAAGTTATTTGTTTCTGCCCATTCTGCATGACTTCTTTTAGTTCCATCCTTTCTTCTCTTTGCTTGTGGCATAGGAGAATGTGGACTAGAAAATAAAAACACTAATTCATAAGTTTCTACTTTTTCTTTAAGAGCTTCTCTTATCCAAATATATTTACTATACTCTGCGTAATCCCAGAATCTTCCTTTTGCTTCTAGTAATATTATTTTACCATTAATTTCTTTAACAAAGTCAGGCTCGTATTTATGCTCAACAACATAATCTATGTTTTGATTGTGATGTTCCCAACCTTTTAAAACTGTATTGTGTAGTTTATATTCCCAATTAGAATCATATTCTTTAGGTACATTTTTTTCTTTAGGTCTTATCTTTCTTGGTTTTCTATATCCTGCCATGTAATATCCTTTACTCTTTTATTAGATTTTTTAATTCTTTGTGCAAACCATCTAGGTGTGTATGCAGAAATCCTAAATGTTTTATTCATATAAACATGAGTTTGTTCTGGTAAATAATTTTCAAAATTATCTATCGATAGTTTTTTTTGTTCTTCTTCTACCAACATAGTTTGTAACCAATCAACAACTAATTGTCTTGATTTTTTTCTTATTTGTTTTGCTTTTCTTCCGTTCATAATACTGTTGAGTCATAATTTTTAACAAGCTTCCAATAATTTAATAAGCTGTTAAACATTTCTTTGTGTTTATAATGTGTGTCTTTATCCCATACATGAGTTAAAACTAATTCTGTGTCTGCTCTGTCAACAAATATAGATATTCTTTCAGGGTCTTCTATGTTGCATCCTTGTGCATAAGCAGACAGTTGCATACCATGTTCATCATATACTAATTTACTAGAGTCTTTTCCTTTTAAATTGTCTTTAGTTTTAAAGTCTATAAATATACCAGACTTAGAATACAAATCTATTTTACCACCATAACCCTCGTTAGCACAGAAAGAATCTTCTGCTATCCATTCTTCGTTAGGATAGTTTGCATCTAACCAAGACCTAATAACTTTGTAAGGTTTTGTTTTAGCCCCACCTAGAAATCCTTTTTCAATCATAGCATGAATTTTTGTACCTTGTTTAGCAGCGTTCATTCCTACTTCTCTACCTGCATACTTACATTTGTTTACATATTCTGGGTCATCTTGATTTACATTTAAAGATGCTTCTAAAGCTTGTGTAATCTTCCAGTTTTCTAATGAAGGTTTAGCTGCTATTCCTATGATAGTAGTAACAGAGGGAACGAATCCTTCTTTCTTAGCATCACGAAGAGTAGTGTTTCTTTCTTTACCATTAACACCTACAATAGTATACATAGGTTTACCTTCATGGTCATACCAATGACCTGCCTCTGATTTATAATTTTTACTTTGTGTCATTATCTAAATCCTCAAATGTTTTATATACATCAGATGTGAATAGTTTTTGTATATTTACTAACCACATTCTACTTGCGTTGTGGTCTCCACCACTAACAGATTTTTTAAAATCTAACTTTTCTATAAGTTGTTTAAGTTTTGGAACATCGAATATAAATGTGCAGAATATATCATCTCCAATACAAAGATTATGAAACCAATAGTCTGCTTCCGTGACTGCTATACCAGAGGGTTTACCATATGATTGGTATTCAATACATATGTTTCCTGTTTTCATCCACATACCTCTTTCTGATTTTACTTCTATTTTTTTATTAGTAAACATCTCTGCTATTTTATCTTCTCTTATCTGACCATACTGTAAATCAAGGTCAAACTTTTTTCTATTATTTTTAGTGGGTTTCATACCAATTCTCTCCTATTTTATATTCGCCATCCAAAGGACAACGCATGTTGTAATATTCACCTGCCTCTTTTATTGCTTGAACCCCTGCTCTCCCAACATAATCTGCTTGTGATTCTTTCACTTCTATTTGCCATTCATCGTGAATGTTCGCTACTATTTTAGCATCAATTACATTTAATTGCAAGTCTAAATGCAGAAGTGTCAATGCTTTTTTCATTACTATTGCTCCACCTCCTTGTAATAAAGAGTTAAGTGCAGCATGTTTATGTCTAATTAATATTTTTCTACCGTCTAAACCTTTTAAGAATTTCTTTTCCGAAGCTCTATCAACTCGTTCCTTAAGAGTTCTAAGTGTTGGTAGACTACCAAGAAAGCGTTCTCGCAATCGCTTACCTGCATCCCTGCTTCCCTTAGTGATTCTTCCAATCTTTTCATCTCCAGCTCCGTAAATGAGTGCATAGATGAAAGTTTTTGCCTCATCTCTTGATTTAAGTCCAGCAAATCTTTGGTTAGCTGTGTGAATGTCTCCGTTAATAATTTCATTTATATACTCCTTGTCAGCCATATAGTGTGCTAACATTCTTAATTCTAAACCACTTGCATCTATACCTACAAGCTTATATCCTTCTGGAACAGTCCAACAAGACCTACATTCTTTACCATAAGGACTGTAAACTGCAGGTATCTGAGCCATGTTAGGACCTCTATGAGCCATACGACCAGTAATAGCTCCAGTACATATGACTGAGCCATGAACTCTATTGTCTTCTTTGTTTACAGCATCTATCCAAGAATGGACTTGTGCTAATCTTTTCTGATACAATAAAAAATCTGCTATAAGTTGAGCTTCTTTTATATGTGTAATCTTTTTAAGTGTTGCTTCATCTACAATAGCTTGACCAGTAGGTGTAAATTTATTTGGTTTCCAACCAAACTCTTGTAGTCTTTGACCTATTTGTTTTCTTGAACCTAGATTAAACTCTTGAAGAGTCTTTCTCATGAAAGGTTTTTGATTAAGTCTACCCTCTATTATATCGGTATATTCTTGCTCTGTCAATCCTTGCTTAGAAAGTTTACCGTCTTTTTTTAATTTAGGTGTAATCATTTTATCATCAATCCAAATAGGCTTGAATGTTTCATGTACTTTATCTTCTGTTTCTTTTAATTTAGAACTTAATTCTGATGTCAACATCATAGCTTTTTCATCATCAAATAAAAACCCATTTCTTTTTTGTTCTTCTAAAAGATATGTTACTTTATGTTCTAACATAATTGAATCTTTTGAAAAACCAATAGATTCTTTTTTCAAATAATTAAATAATTTAAAATTTATAGAAACATCTCTCTCACAATACGATAACATTTCTTTAGTGAATGCAGTCCATTCAGGAGAATCTTTCTTAGCTATACCTAATTTATATCCCCATTTAGCTATACTATGTCCACCTTCTCTCGTAGGATTAAACAATCTTGAAAGAACTAAAGTGTCTACGACTTTATCTGGGTCGTATAAATCTATACCTTTTAATTTTTTAATTACTGGTATGTCATATCCTATGATATTGTGTCCTATAATTTTATCTGCTTTGTGTAAAAGTTTTATACCTTCATCTAAAGTATCTTCGTAGTAATGATAAAACTTTCCTGTTTCATCTATAGCTACTAGACACCATATGACTGTAGGATTTAACCCGTCTGTTTCTATATCAAATACTAATTCCATTTTCCTCTACCTCAAATTCTGACATGTCTTCTTCTGCTAATCTACCTGTATCTTTATCATATACCAATGAACTTGCCATGCCTACATCTCCTGTGTATCTTGATTTCAGGACACGAAGCTTTGTTGTTCTTGCCTCAAGTTCATCAGATGATTGTTGATTTCTTTCTAATGCTATCACACAATCACTTAATTGTCCAATACTATTTGACCCACGAAGATGTGATAAAGAAACTTCTACACCATTCTCGTGTCCTTTATTTCCGTCCACCCTACGCAAGTGTGATACAAGTATTAATCCTGCTCCTGTTTCTTCAACTAAACTACGAAGCCTAGTCATAATAGAATCTATAGCTCTTCGTTCATCTCCTTCATGCACAGCACTAACAAGCATATGTAAATGGTCTACCACAACCCACTTACAATCACAACCAACTATAAGATATCTAAGCTTTGCAAAGATGTCATCTATCTCGTTAGTGCCAAAGTGTGCATGAATGAATACTCTATCCTCCTCAAATACTTTATCAAACATTTGCATGATAGTATCTCTATCAAACTTTTCTCGTTCTTGGTCAATGTATAGTCTTGCATTAGCCTCAATAGAAAGTATGCCATCAACTGTTCTTTTCCAATCTTCTTCCAATGCAATCACACCTACATTATCTTCTGTCTGATTAATAAGCCAATGCTCTAGCTCTCTAGTCACACTAGACTTACCAAGACCTGTGCCACCAGTAAGAGTTATGAGTTCCCCTTGCCTTAAACCATATAACTTTTTATTTAATCCTTCCCAAGGAAAAGGTATGCTTTCTTTTCTTTCTCTATTTAAGTAAGATTTTTTCTTATCTGATACTTTTATGATACCACTAGGAGTATATACCTTTGCATCCCACCATGCTCTTGTAAACTCTTGATGCTTACCTTGTTTGAGCATATCGTTTGCATCCTTGTAACCATTTGGTAGTGTTACAATCTTTGCTTTCCCCGGTTTTAAAATTGTAGCTACTTTCTGTGCAGCTTCCTGTCCTTGCTTATCTTTGTCAAAACATAGAACAACATTGTCAAAACTTTCTACATATTCTAAACTTTCTTTTATATCTTTTACTGCTGCTGCAGCTCCTCTTTTAATACTTACACAAGCCCACTTGCTACCTAGTAATTCATACCCTGCCATAGCATCACACTCACCTTCAACTATAGTAAGATACTTACCACCTTCTTTGAATAAGTTTTGTCCAAACAATCCAGAGCCTTGCAAAGACCCATTGAAAGAAAACTTTTTATCTTTTATGTACCTAGTTTTTGTAGCACATTGCTCATTGTTTATATAAAAAGGATATAAGTGTTGTGCTATCTGTCCATTCGAGTCATATATAACTTTCACTCCATATTTTTCTGCTGTTTCTTTTGTGATATTTCTATCTGTTAGTTTACCAAAGATACCTCCATGAGGATTTACAATGGTAGTTGGTTGTGTATATTTTTCCATTGGTGTTACCTTGTTTTCATAATTACTATAAAATTTGCCACAGCTAAAACATTTAGCCGAGCCATCTTCATTTACTGATACAGCATCAGAACTGCCACAAGCATGGCATGATACATGATACTTTATAAATTTGTTTTGTTCCATAATACCCTCATTGAATTAAAATGGAGAGATTGCTACCCCGAATTTAATCTAGGTTTTACACAATCTCTCACTTGGAGATACGAATTAGTCTTCAGAATCTTTTGTTTCTTCTGCGACTTCTTCTTCTTCAACTTCTACCAGAGATTCAGGACAATTTTTTAAGAGGGCTTCTAGATTTGCCCTGTGTGTTGAACTGGTAAAGTTTAAAGCCTCTAATAAAACCTCAAGCTGACCTACTTTATTTATCATAACAGTAGCTTGAGTTCTAATACTTTCATTACTAACTTTTGAAACATCATAAGTTGTTGTTCCATTTTCGTTGTTAATAGTTACAATCATATTAAAACTCCTCGCCATCCCCATAAGGGTCTAGCTCTGCTCCATCTTGAGATTTTAAAGGAACTAAATCTAAAACCTGCATAGCTTGAAAATCTAAACCTTTAAATGTTCCAAACTTATTATCAGTTTCCCACTCGTTGTATTGAACTTTTACACTAGAGCCATTACCCACGACATCGTCCATGAGATTTTTCTCTTTATCAAAAAGTTTAGGTGCAGTTCTGACCATACCATTTGGACCATTTACTTTTCTTTTAATTGTTAAAGCTCTCCCAACAGATGTTGGAGTTCCTTGCTCATCTTTAATAGATAAGTCTTTTATTCTAAACCCACGAGCTTCAAAATCATTTGCAACTTCATCATCAACTACTAAGTCTACTGTATATACAGGTTCAAAAGTAGTATTTGGTGTAGTTACTGAAGCCCAGTAAGCTTTTCCTTCTAATACTGCCATAAATTACCTCCTTTGGCGTTGTTATTGTGTTGCATTATACAACAAGTTGTCATCAATGTCAAGTAAATCATCTAATTTATTTACATCAATATCATCTAGCATTTCTACTAGAAACTTATCCCCAATCTTTTCAACAGTATGGGGTATACTTATGTCATGTTTTGCATTTAAAAAATCAACATAAGTATTAAACTCTTTATATTCTTCTCGTGTTAGTGTAGCTTTCATGCGACCTCCAATGTCCACCATTCTGGTTTAGTTCTACCTTTTTCCCATTTAGCATAGTGTTTTTCATGGGTACAATAATCTCTATATGCTTTGACAGGGTCATCATTTTTGTACTCATCAGGCATAGCCTGTGCTAGTGGTGTTTTTTCATATGCCATTTTAATATTAGCAGGTGTTCTAACTAAAGGCATTTTTAGTTTAGTTATACTTGCATGTTCTCTACCATATCTAAATTTATACTCACTACCTAAAGCTATAAAGTGAGCATACAACCATAAATAATTAGCACTACATTCTCTTGCCCATACTGTGCATGGGTGATTCCAATAAGCTTTTTTATACAAGCCATGTTTATTACAATAATCTTCACAACCTACTATTCTGTGTGCTGTGCATAACATTTGTGCTGTTTCCAATGGCATTTTTACTAGCATTTTATCTGGCTGTGCTTGTGCTGAAGCTATTGGACTATCATCAAAATAAAATATATTCATTTATCCCTCCAATGTTTTTCGTCATATATAATAAGGGCTACTGCTGTTAAACAAAAGCCTACAAAACTTCCAAGAAGTATATAACCTATAATATCTCCTAACATAATCTATCCTCTGCTAATTTAATTACTTGTTTCTCATTATACCATAAACCTGAATAAGTTTCAAGTGTTCCATTTCTCCATGCAACATAGTATCTTTTATAGCCAAACATTCTATCGAAGAATACGCTATAACAACCATGTGATTTAATTAATACTCTCATCTTCCTTGTCCTCTATATGCTTTATAACTTCTGCGTTTATTTTTATTCATGTGAGCTGTTGATATTTTAACACCCCTAGAACGACCTCCTGTGCCTTGTGATGTTACCTTTTTAACATGCTCTATAGTTTGTATTGTCTTACCTCTTACTGCCATTCTACCTTATCCTTTTTTCTTTTGTCGTTATACTCTGTAACTTCTTTACCATTACCATATTTAGTAATCATCTTAGTCCATTTACCATTCTCATATCTACAATCTATAGATGTAACGGAGTTATCTAATTTTTCTTGTTCAAGTTTTTCTCGTTGGGCTTGAACTTTATCTTCGTATTGTGTCATTCTACCACCCCATGCTCATATAAGTTTTCTGCGATAAAGAATAGTATATCCTCTCTATCATCATCTTCATGCAATCCATAAACTCTAGATACAGTTTGTATATCTTCTTCAAGTAAACCTTGCTTATCTTGTTCTAAAACATCGTCAAGTATTCTATCAAATGCTTGGTCGTTTATCATATCTATATCAGGTTCTATTTCACTTGTCATCTTTTTTCTCCATAATATTTTCTTATAATTCTAATCGCATGAATTATATCTATTTCCATAATATCCATATCAATCTCACGATTATTGCTATAATACACCCATTTCTCTGCCATGTCAACAGGTATTGTTTTACCTAATACTTTTTCTATTTCTAATACTTGTTTAAGTTTCATCTTTTATCTCCTTATATTATACATGTATTACAAAGCCTGACATATCATGTCTAGCTTTACCCTTTGCTTTTAGACCAACAATAACATTGTCTTTGTCTAAGAATCTTAAATCTGTTTCATCACCATTGACTACCTCTCTACCCTTGAAATAGATAGGGAAAGCTCCGTTGAATACTACTGCTATGTTATATGCAATCTTGTCATACCATGCTGTATATTTTGCATTAGCTTCTGAATAACTCCAAGTCAAATGATAGTTCTTGATATGTGATACTTTTCTTGTAGGTATCTTAGTGTAATCATAAAACTGTATATTTGGGAAGTGTTCAAACATAGTCTTACCCTTATATAGTTTGTGTTCCCATTGTATATCACTTGTACCATTCAATCTAAATGCTGGTGTTATATCCTTCTTATTACAGTAGTTTATAAACTTTGTAATCTCTTTGTGTAATAGTTCCATGAAGTTGTCATAGTCATCTAAATACATATCAGTTCTACGTTGTCTAGCATCTTGTATGCGATTAGTATTTTCGCCCTTCTTGAATATACCACCACGCCCTGCTGTATTTAAACATGCAGTCTTACAAGATGCTATATCTTGAAATGGACATATCTTTGTGCTAACAGGTCGCAAGTGCATGATAGCTGTGAGTATATTGTTATACTTCTTGAAACCTTTTATAGTCTTTGGATTATTTATTGTTAATAGTTTGTATGACATAATATATCCTTTTGTTTATGGAAACTTTTTATCAAGTTGCCATAGATTAAATACTTTCATAGCATCTGACCTAGTTAATCCTAGACTTCTTCTATCTAAAAAGAAATCTCTAGGGTCATCTTCTGGCACATCTTCAAGATGTTCATAGGTTGTCATGCCACTAGACAATTCTTCATTTTCTAATGTAGACCATGCTATTTGTGATGAACTTGTAATAGTATCATCGTTTAAATATTCTTCTGCCGTGTTATATCTTTTCATATTATTTTCCTGTAAATTGACTAGCAATACTTGAAATAATTTCAGGCAATCTTTCTTGCCAATCATTTGATAGTAAAGCTATTGCAAGTTTATTTTCAATGTCTTGTCTAACTTCCCAATCATTTATAGACCATGTAATATTATCATTATAGTCTTTGTTGAGTTTATAAAGTGCATTATCATCTAAACAAAAACTATTAAAATCTTCAATAGCTTTTTGCATTTTTTCTAAAATATTTCTTTTTTCTATATAAAGTAATCTTTCTTCTTCTTGAATACTTTTAAATTTAGTTTGTAGCTTACGAATATCTTTAATCTCTTTGCTACTTTTTTCTAAATTTTGTTGCTCTTTAGAAT